GTACCTAATGCAGCGTACTTAATTCCGCTAGCATTGACGAAATGATGAAGGGCTGTGTTTCTACCTGTAAGAGTGCTGTCTCCCAACTGTGCCCATCCGCCTATTTTTTCAGGCGTGCCGTATCTAAAACGAACATAGTCTCCGCCTATCCATTGGTTTTCGCCTCCGGTTGCTGTGACCTGCTTGTTGAATCCTGGTAGAAACTTTAGTTTTTGTAGCATAAAACCTTATATTGCTAATAATATTATAAAACAATATTATTATGGTTTAGTCGGCCATGTAGCGTTATTTACTTTATCAACGGTATCTTTACCTGCAGGCAGGTCGCGCAGGGCCTGTCTATATGTCGTCATGTCAGATGACATGGTAACATCAGATAAAGCGTAAAAATCAGTTTCAGCTAAGAGTCTATTTCTTTTTTCTCTCATACCCGCTAAAGCTCTCGCAGGAGCTGCATTAGCCCAAGCTGTTTCTTCATTGTCTCTAGCAGTTTCTTCTTCTGCTGTGAACTGAACTCTGTTTCCGTTTATGTTATGGTATCTTGGCATATTTTCCTCCTTAATTATGTAATTCCGTATAGTGAAATTGTTCCAGTATCCATGTTGCCTGCTGACATTTTGAATTGAATTTCATCAATAGCTGATGTTGTATTAAAGTAACCTGCTGTAAAATCATTTACACTATAAGTATCAGAATTTATAGTTTGTGTTCTTGACAGCCAATGCTTTACGAAAGTTGTTGAAGATGGATTGAATAGATGCAACATTCCAGTAACACCATTATCATTTTCATGGGTTGGCTTACATAATAATTGAAATCCTGTACCTTGTGCTTGATCCCCACTAGTCTTATAAGTAAATGAAGTTGCATCGCCAGCCTCTGTGTGGTATGTTTCAAAAAAGGTAGATGTCATTGTTTCATTATATCCACTACCTGCAGCAGCATTTCCTTGAAAAGAAAAACTTTTATTATCACCACTTGGATGAATATTATGAAATTTAAAAACATACTCATTATAGGTGCTGTCAATTCCAGATGTAAAAGATATAGTAGCTGAACTACTTGCGGTTTGAGTTAAAATTAAATTCCATGATCCACCACCAGAAGCCGCTTTAATCAGTCCTGTATGTCTGCCAGAGTTTTGTGCTATTATTCCACTCATTAACTATCACTCAAACCGTAAAGTTTGATCTTGCCTCCTTGAATTTCACCTGAACTCATTTTAAATTGTACTGCATCAACAGCAGATGTTGTGTTAAAATATCCACCTATATATCCATTATAAAGATAATCATTTTGCTGATTATGAGCTTCTACTCCCATAAAATGTTTAACAAAAGTTGTACTTGATGGATTAAATAACTGTAACCATCCATTTAAACATTGATCATTATCATTTCCTATTTCTGCACCTATAGTTTGAAATGCTGTACTTTGTGCAAGATCAAATCCTGCTGCATAACCTAAACTTGATTCAGAACCAGATTCTGGATGGATAGCATTAAAGAAGGTAGTGGTCTTGGTGACATTGTAATTGCTTCCAGTATCTGCTGAACCATTAAACCTAAAAAAAACTTCATCAGTTTCAGGATGCATGTTAATAAAGGAAAAGCGGTAAATAGGATATGTTGAATCAAGAGTTACATCATCGCTTCCGTTTACGAAAGACATAGTAGCGTCTGAACCATCTGAAGTTAAAGTTTTAATTAATGTCCAAGTTCCACCAGCACTTACGGTTTTAATTAAGCCTGATGTTCTTCCTACGTTTTGTGAAACTATACCTGTCATGTTGTTAGTCCGTAAAGGCAGATGTCGCCAGTGTCTATATTTCCTGAACTCATTGAAAATTGTATAGCATCTACGGCTGATGTTGTATTGCCATATCCAGCTATAAAAGAATTATAAGTAACAGAATCTGTGCCTGATGCAGCCATATAATTACATTCTGATATAAAATGTTTTACGAAAGTAGTTGAAGATGGATCAAAAACATGAAAAATACCACTTAAACTAGCATCATTATGATTTTCAATACCAGCATAAGTAAATGGTTGAGCACCTGTTCCTTGTGCTAAATCTGAACCTGATTCATAACCTAATTCTTGAATACCATCTGCTTCAGAAAGTCTAGCTTTAAAAATAGTGGTTGTTTTTGCAACATTATAGTTGCTACCACTATCAACACTCATATTAAATTGAAACTCAGCGTTATCAGTAGCTGGATGCATATTTTTAAAAGTAAAAATATATTCCTTGTAAGTACTATCTATTCCAGAAGTAAAGCTAATAGTTGAATCTGAACTTGCTGTTTGTTTTGATATAAAATTCCACGCACCTCCGCCTGCTGGCGATTTAATTAATCCAGAATTGTCCAGAGTATTCTGTGCGATAATACCACTCATAAATACTTCTATAATGTTTGATCTAAATAGCTAACAATTATATCAACATTAGCTGAAGAAGCAGTTATTGCACATAAATGATCTGTACCCTCAATAACAAATTTTGTTGTTAATTCAAAAGTTTCATTAGCGCCGATTGCTTGATCTGATAGTATTTCATAATCCGTTCCACCACCATCATCGTCAATATAAAGATCAAGTGTTTCTGCTGCACCAGCAGTTTCTGTCGCAAGAATGGATAGAATAGTATATGTATGTCCACTCGCTCCATTAATCAAAACACTTTCAGAGTTTGTAACTCCTGCTGTATGTGATACTTTTAATACTTCACTTGCCATATTTTCCTCCTATTGTTAAAATCCAAATACTAATGCTTTACCAGTACTTGTAATATCTGGAGCCATTGATCCAGCATTTGTTATTGCTCCACCAGCAGCAATAGCTATAGTTGATCCAGATAAAATTGTAAAGGTGTTCGCTGTCATCGTAAAATCGTCTGCTCCAGCAATTTCAAAATCTATCTGGTCGTCCGTTGGTGATGAAATCGTTGTATTTCCATTAGCATCAAGAATTAAACCATCTGCCGTTCCATTTAAATCAAGAGTTGCTGCATTTAATAGTAAAGAATCAGCTGATTCATCCCATAATGCATAACTACTAGCAGTAGCACCAAATAATTTAACATCATGACCTGCATCATCAACGCCAACGGTTAATGTTCCAATTTGAACAACACCATCTGCTGATTCATCCCATAGCCAATATTTTCCTGAAGTTGCACCAAAGTACTTAACATCATGTCCCGTGTTATCAACGCCAACTGTTACTGTTCCTATGCAAGTTAATGCAGAACCTGTAAAAGTTAAGTTTGCTTCACCATCTAATTCTGTTGTTGTAGAACCAATTGATGTTAATCGATTAGCAGCTTGATTATTTAAAGCAGTAATTGTTCCTGATACTGTAGTCCAATCTAAATTTCCAGAGCCATCGGTTTTTAAAACTTGATTAGCACTACCATCCGCTGCTGGTAATTCCCACGCAGCAGATCCTGAAGCAATTGTTAATGCTGATCCTGAAGATGAAAGATATTCACCACCAGCTGCATCGTATAAATATAATTTTGCTGCACCTGCTAAAACTAAATCATCTGTGGATTCGTCCCAAAGCATATAAGCTCCAGAAGTTGCACCAAAGAATTTTACATCATAGCCAGTATCGTCAACACCAACTGTAAACGTTGCATCTAATTGCACCGCTCCATCAATGTCAACAACGTCTAAATTTGTAGTTCCATCTATATCTGCATTGCCTGATATGTCTAATGTAGCAGCGTCTAATTCTCCAGAGATAGTTAGATTTCTACCACCAGTAATATCTGCATTAGAATCTAAAACCATCGCTTTACTTGCTGCTGCAGTACCTGCAGTGATTCCATCTAAAAATTCTAATTCTGCTTCTGTTAACTCTGCATTAGATCCAAGAGTTAAAGTTCCTGTGATTGTAAGATTATCTGCAATTGTAACTTCTGAAGTTGTATGACCAATCGTAACTGCAATTCCTGAACTCTCAGTTGCAATTTTTAAAGCTCCTTGTGAATTTGTAATATAAGAATTTGAACCATCGTGATATACTTGCATATCAGCAGAATCACCAATTTTAATTGGAGAAGAGTCTGTTAATTCTAAAGCATCATCTGACTGATCCCATAATAAGAAACTACCTGCAGTATCACCAAAGAATTTTACGTCTAATCCCGTACCATCAACACCAACAGTAACTGCACCACTAAGTTGAGAAGCTCCACTTACATCAAGAGCACCATTAAGATCAAGAGTTGTTGTAGCAATTTCTACTTCGGTATCTGCATCGATGTCTAATTGACCATCCGTGCTTGAACTAATAGATAAAGCTGAATCATAAAAACAAAGTTTATTTGTGCTATTTAAAGTTAAACCTGTTCCATCAGTGTGTGTTAAAGTCGTATCTGAATCTGCACCAAAATTTAATACAGCAGAATCACTTAATAATTTAACATCATCACCAAATACAGCATCTTTTGCTATAGATAATCCACCATCGGTTTGTAGTGATCCATCCGTTGTAGTAGTTGCTTCAGTAGTGTCATCTGTTTTTACAATACCACTAGCTGTAACTGTAGTTGCAGTTAATGCTTGTGCAGCAATCGTACTACCTGATTGAGCTGTGAAAGTATTTGCTGTAAATTGAAAATCATCAGCACCTGCAATTCTAATATCGATTTGATCGTCCGTATCTGCTGTAATACTTGTATCAGCATCAGCATCTAAAATAAATTCATTACCATCTAAGTCATGTGCTCCAGTGGATGAAATTCCTGAATCAACCAAATTTGGATTAGTTGCATGATCAGCCGTTGCATAAACAATTTTAGTTCCTTTATCTGTTGCTGCAAAAGTAACTGAACTTCCTGATCCAGAAGCATATTTAAATTGAACTGTATAAGCGCCAGATGTACCATTAACTAAAATATACATCTGTTGAACATCTAAAGGAATAGTTACAATTTGGTTTCCAGTGATTGTTCCAGTAAATTTTATAATTCTATGTCCAAGAACTGCACCTGTTGATCCATCAGAAACAGCTAATGTTGTTGTATCAGCTGAACCTCCTATATCTTGTTCAGTGTAACCACCAGAAATTTGTTCAATGATTTGTAAATTGGTATTGGTAGTTGTACCCCATGTACCGGCGTTCTCGCCGGTTGTCATTAGCTCTGTACCAAGACCTGTATAACTTGATGCCATTAAGCGCTCCCTACAAATACCTCAACATCACAAGAATCTGTATCTGCAAGTGCTGTGATATCGACTAAATCGTTTAATGATACTGTAATTGCAGAACCAGCTGCATGCATAGTATCTTTAACTCCACCACTATTATCACCTGGATAAATGAATGAGTGGCCAGCGTCTACCTTCATACAAAACTCTGTACTGTCTTCATCTCTAAAGGTTAATGTAATGTGGTTGCTTGAATCTAAATTTGTAATTCTAATATATCTAACATCATCTTCATCGAACTGACCTGCTAAATAACTTTTTGATAAATCTGTTGAAGAAGCTGTAGCAAAACCTAACAACCCAGTTTCTGTTGTTGAAATAGTTACGATTCTTTTAACAATTTCATTAACACTTGAAATATCCAAAGATCTTTCGCTATTATAACTATTATTGTTTAGTGTGATTTCTTCTATTACTTTACATGTTAATGTTGCCATTATACTTTTCCGCCTTTATAAAATGCTCTTCCACCACCTCTTAGTGCTGCACCTAATCCTGATGGTCTTTGAGGTATATCTTCTTGATATACTCTTTTTTTAATAGGCTTACCCTTTTTAATTCTTTTTCCTGTTCCACCAAAAGTTTCCCACTCATACCCTGGTAATAACTCCTCAGGAATCTCTGCTTGTTTTTCTTTTATTCTTTTGTTTGCCATTTTTCCTCCTTACGGTGTCTGAGCAGGAACAGGTATACGTGGTTCACCATCCGTATAATCATCCCTTCTTCGTCTACCTAATTGTTCTCCACCGAATTTTTGTACTTCGGTTTGATATTTTTGTTCATATAGTTGTAGCATATCCATTGGGCCTTTTAAATAGCTAAAAGCTTCTACCAAACAGGCATATAAAAGTC